TGACGGTGAAGCTAACATTGTAAATACAGGTGCTGCATCTACTTATGCGGCTGCTGCGTTAGCTCTTGTTGGTGCTGCAGATACCATTGATGTTGTTATCGCTGGTGCTGCTGCTGCAACTGGACGCTTACGTGTCTATGCAGTAGTTGCAGATGTTTCTGCTGCAATGACTGAGGCTGCTTCAGCCCAGCGTGACTTGCTGTAACACTACACTAAACTTTGGGGCTGGCTTTGTGCTGGCCCCATTGCTGCATTTTAAGGGATTATAATGGCGCTTACATTTCTTACATTAACAAATGAAGTTCTTACTCGTATGAACGAAGTGGTGCTTACCTCCACTAATTTTACAGATGCTAGGGGGGTTCAGATACAAGCCCAGAACGCTGTTAATGAAGCTATCCGACACATCAATCAAAAAGAATTTGCGTATCCATTCAATCACGCTACTAACTCCTCTACTGTAGTTCCGGGCGTGGTAAGGTATGATATACCTACTGGTACAAAATACATAGATTATAATACTGCACGAATAAAAAAAGATACTGATGTTAGTTCTTCTGGCGTTAACTTAAAGAGACTTAACTACAACGAATACATAAGTAAAGAGTTTGCCAACCAAGAAGATGAAATTGAATCATCAACTCTAAACGGCTCACACACAGATTCTGTAACTACACTGACACTTGTTTCGACTACAGGTTTCTCAGCTGCAGGCAGTGTCTATATTGGTAGTGAGTTGATTTCTTATACTGCTATCTCTGGCAATACTCTCACAGGCTGTACAAGAGGTGCTGATGGTACTACTGCTGCAGCCTATGCTAGTGGCGTAGTAGTTACACAGTTTGATAACGGAGGTGTGCCTCAGTATATTGTACGCACCCTTGATAACAATTATTTGTTGTACCCTTACCCAGACAAAGAGTACACACTACTATATGATTACTTTACTTTCCCTGATGATTTGACTGCACATGGAAGTGTTACTTCTATTCCAGATAGGTTTAAACCTGTAATCACAGATGGGGCTACTGCCTTTTTATATCAGTACAGAGGAGAGATGCAACAGTATCAAATTAACTTCCAACGTTTTGAAGATGGCATTAAGAATATCCAAAGCTTATTAGTTAACAAGTTTGACTACATTAGATCAACAGCAATAAACAGGCCTTCAAACGCCAGCTTCGGAGCAACTTTTTAGTGCCAGATAGTTCCCAAGTACAACCAGCAGCATTTAACTGTGAAGGTGGTTTAGTTTTAAATCGCTCTTCTTTTCTTATGCAACCCGGTGAGGCTTTAGTTTTAGAAAACTTTGAGCCTGACGTTGAGGGTGGCTACAGAAGAATGAATGGCTTCCGTAAGTTTGTTAATCATATTGTGCCTCAGACTTCTGCTGCTTCTGAAAGAGTTATTGGTGTAGCTAACTTTGCTAACAAAGTAGTTGCAGCTAGAGGCGAAAGAATATATAATGCGGCATCTACTGAGTTAGCTACTGCTATAACTTCAAGTGAAACTATGTCAGGGTCTGGAATAATTAAAGTAGACTCAGTAACAGGGTTTACTTCTAGTGGTACAGTACAAATTGAAAGCGAGATATTTACTTATACAGGCATTAGCTCTACGGTATCTCCTAACGAACTTACAGGAGTAACTAGGGCTACCTCTAGTACTTCAGCCGCTGCACATCTTGGTAATGTAGTAGTATCTACTTCGTGGACACAGATTGACACAGGCAGGACTAACGCAAACAAATATAGATTTGAACGTTTTAATTACAATGGCACAGATAAAATTATCTTTGTTGATGAAGTAAATGCACCTGTAGTTTTTGATAGTTCTTTTAATGCAGTAGATGTTAGTAACGCTGCAGTTGCAGGCTCTAAGTTTATAGCATCTTTTAAAGATCATATGTTTTACGCAGGTAAGTCTACTACCCCAGAAGAAATAGTATTTAGTGAAGGTTTTAATGAAGACGGTTTTAGTGCAGGTGTAGCTCTTCCTTCAGGTAGTATTAGAGTAGACGATACTATTACTGGATTAAAAGTATTTCGTGATGCTTTATTTGTATTTTGTGAGAACAGGATATTTAAATTAACAGGTAATACTTCATCTGACTTTAACATGATACCAGTTACTAGAAGTATTGGCTGCCTTAACGGAGACACTATTCAGGAATTTGCAGGGGACTTAGTGTTCCTTGGCCCTGACGGTTTAAGAACAGTAGCTGCTACCGCAAAGATTGGTGATACAGAGCTTGGCACAATTAGTAAGAACGTACAGTCTATCTTTGATGCTAACATTAGAGACTCTGCATTATTTGAAAGTGTAGTGATAGCTGACAAAACACAGTACAGAATATTCTTTACTAAAGATGGGCAGGCAGAAGGAATCACTAGAGGTGTTACTTGTGTTATGAAAGCTGAGGGTTATGAGTTTTCTGAGATAAGAGGAATAAAACCTACTGCTACAGATACTCTTGTAATTGCAGGTGACGTACTGGTACTGCATGGAGATAACAACGGATTTATACAGAGACAAGAAAAGGGCAACACCTTTGATGGAACTCCTGTACTAGGTAAGTATAGAAGCTCCGACTTGTCTTTTGGTGATACTGGTATTCGTAAACACATGCAGAGAGTTATTGTTAACTACAAGCCTGAGTCAGCTATTGCTGCTGAGTTGCTAGTAAGATACGATAATGAAAACTCTGACTCTACTAGGCCCGATCCTTATACGTTAGATTCATCGGAAGTAGCTGCACAGTTTGGTAGTGCCTTGTTTAGTACTGCAGGTGGTGCTGTTAGGTTTGTTTTTGGCGGACCTTCACAGCCTCTTATAAGACAGCCAGTAGAAGGTTCAGGTTTTTCTGTTGTATTAAGAATAAATGATAGTGGGGAATCTGCCCCGTATTCACTTAAAGGTTTTCAGTTAGAGTATACATTAGGAGCAAGACGTTAAATGGGCGCTACATACACAAGACAATCAAACTTTACTGATGGCGATGTCATTACAGCAGACTTGTTTAACAATGAGTTTGATCAACTTCTAGCTACTCTAGCTTCTAGTACAGGCCACACACACGATGGTACTGCCGCTGAAGGTGGGCCTATCACTAAATTAATTGGTGATACTATTACACTAGGAACTGCAGCAGGTGACATATCACTTGTATTTGATGGTGGTAGTAATGACGGTACATTAAAGTGGATGGAAGATGAAGACTACTTTGAGTTTTCTGATGACGTACTTATTGCTACCAATGAGAAGATACAGTTTCGTGATACTGCTATATTTATTAACTCTAGTGCCGATGGTCAACTTGATCTTGTAGCTGATACAGAGATACAAATTGCAGCTACTACTGTAGACATTAATGGTCTTGTAGATATATCAGGCAACTTGACTGTAGGTGGAGATTTAAGTGTAGCTGGTACTACATCCTTTAGTGGTGGTACTCTTAACCTTGGTGACGGTGCAGGTGACAGCGTTGTGTTTGGTGCAGATGTAAACTCTAGCATTATACCTAATACAGATTCTACATTTGACCTTGGCTCAGATACCCAAGAGTGGCGTGATCTTTTCCTAGATGGTACTGCACACATAGATACTCTTGACGTAGATGTAAATGCTACGGTGGCAGGTACGCTAGGTGTAACTGGAGTTTTAACTACCACAGCCGCAACAGTATTTAGTGGTGGGTTTGCTTCTAATGCTGATTCTACAATGGGTACTAATAAAAAGTTAATCTTCCGTGACTCTGCAATTCACATTAGCTCAACTGCTGACGGTGATTTATCTATTGCTGCAGATGACGAAATAGATATAACTTCTACATTAATAGACATTAATGGTAACTTAGAAGTCTCAGGTACTCTTACACAGACAGGTGTAGCAACCTTTACAGCTACCCCAGTGTTTAGCTCAGACGTTACTATTACTGACGATCTCAATCTTGTATCTGACGGTGCTGTAATAACCTTTGGTGCAAACAGCGATGTAACAATTACTCATGATCCTGACGATGGTTTATTCTTTAAGTCTATTGCTACAGGGGCATCTAACCCTTTCCTATTAACAATTCAGACAGGCGAAGTAGATATTGCTGCTGATGACATAATAGGTAAAATTCAATTCCAAGCCCCAGACGAAAGCACTGGTTCTGATGCTATCTTAATTGGTGCAGCTATACAAGCAAGAGCTACAGCAGCCTATGATGCAGACCAGGTTGAAACTGCACTAGACTTTATGACAGGTCAAACTGCTAACGCAACTATAAGAATGACAGTAGACCATGATCTTATTACAATGGGTGAGAATGTTGATCTAAACGGTGATTTAGACGTATCTGGCACTGGCTTAGTAACAGGTGTTCTAACCACAACTGCTGGAATTACAAGTGGTTCAAACATTGTTTCTGATACAGATAGCACTGACGATCTTGGTACAACAAGTGTTCGTTGGGCTAACTTGTTTGTGGATGGTATTACTGCAACTGACCAGATAACAGCCACTGGATTTACTGGTACACTAGACGGTATTCTTGGGTCTGGCGCTGCTGCTGCTGCGTCTGTAACAACTCTTGATACAAGCGGTGCTGTTAATTTAAATCTTGCTACTGACTCAACTAGCTCAACTTCAGGTGCTTTAATTGTTGACGGTGGTGTTGGTATAGCTAAGAAGCTATTTGTTGGTACTGACCTAGACGTAGACGGTACAACAAACCTAGACGTTGTGGACGTAGATGGCGCAGTTAACTTTGCCGCTGACGTAACCTTTGCAGATGGTGCAGATATTATTACTGCTTCGGCGGGTGACAACAATGTTAGAGTTGGCCTCAACGCAGGTAACAGTATTGAGTCTGGCGGTAACCAGAATACTGTAGTGGGAGATGAGGCTGGGACGGCAATTACCACAGGTATTGAAAATGTTCTTATTGGTCATCTAACAGGTGATGCCTTAACAGACGCTGATTTTAACGTAGCAGTTGGACGTGCTGCATTAAGCACAGACACAAAGGGTAATAAGTCTACAGCTATTGGTCAGGGTACTTTAAACGGTCAAAACTTCACTACTTCTACAGACACTTTCAACACTGCTGTTGGTTTTTTTGCAGGTCTAGCAGTCACCACGGGTACATTTAATACTTTTATAGGTGGCCTTGCAGGTGATGCGCTGACTGATGCTGATTTTAATGTAGCGGTAGGAACAACTGCTTTAACTACTGATACATTGGGTAGCAAATCTACAGCATTAGGTCATGCCGCACTAACTACACAAAACTTTGGCACTGCTACAGACACTTTCAACACAGCAGTAGGTTTTGCAGCAGGGTCAGCAGTCACAACGGGTACACAAAACACCCTTATTGGCGGCCTAGCGGGTGATGCATTAACTGCTGCATTTGAAAATGTTGCAATAGGATACCAAGCTCAAACAACAGATACCTTGGGTAGACGAACAGTTGCAGTAGGTAATGGAGCATTACAAACTCAAAACTTTACTACAGCTACAAATAGTTACAATGTAGCTGTTGGATATGATGCAGG